CTGGCGGATCACCGCCGCCGGCCGCGACCACCTCGCCGCACTCGATGCCTGATGAGCAATGAGAAAGACCAGATCAGACAGCACGCTCGGCAGCCTGCCCCAGGAACGCCAGGCCGCCATCGCGGATTATGCGTTCGCTCACTCGCTGGCGGAGACTGTGGAGTGGCTCCGGCAGGACGGCATCCGCACCTCATCGGCGGCGCTCTCGGTTTGGCTCTCCTCCTATCGTCTAGCCCAGCAGCTCCGGGCCAACGAATCCACGGTCGAGAAACTGTTGGAGGAGTTCAAACGCGCGAAGCCCGACGCGACGCCCGAGGAAATCCGTGCGGCCGGGCAATCGTTTTTCAGCGCCCTCGCCCTGCAACAGCAGGACCCCAAAATTTGGGCCATGACTCAGAGCCTCGCCCTCAAACGCGAGGAGCTGGAATTCGACCGCGAGAAATTCAAGGCGGCGATCAAATCCAAATTGGAGGCCGGGCTGGACGAGTTGGCCGCCGCGTTCCGTGCCAATCCGGAGGCGATGGATCTCTACAATCAGGCGCGCGCCCTGGTCACGCGCACGATGCAATGAGCGGCGCCATCGAACAATTCGACGCCCGCCTGCGCGCCGAGTCACGCGCCGTCAACGCGCCGCGCGTTGACACATTCCGCGAGTTCCTGGAGGTCCATGCCCGCGTGCCCATCGGCGGCGGCGAGCATGGCCCCTACACGTTCCAAGGCCGCGAGGCGCTCATCGAGATCACTGACACGCTCGACCTCGTGCTTGGCTCCACGACGGGCAAGCCGCTCAAGGACTCTGAGATCGTGATCGCCGGTGGCGCGCAGTTTGGCAAAACGGTTCTCGAACAGAATCTCGCCGCCTACCTCACCGGCTGCCGGTTCCTCAACGTCGGTGTCTATCTGCCGGATGACAAACTCGCCGACTCCATCGTGGACGCGAAGTTCCGTCCGGACGTGGTGGACCAGATTCCCTGGTTTGCCGAGATGACGCAGGTGGGAAAGAGCGTCAACAAGTCGGGCCGGGCGGTGAATACCAAAGGCGCGTTCCTGGTGACCGATGGCCGGCGCAAAGCCGTGGGTATTTTCCGCGGCCTGCGCAAGGTCCCGACCTCGTTCAGCCTCGATGTCATCGTTCGCGATGAGGAGGACGACATCCCGCGCGACAAGGCGAAATTTCTCAGCGGCCGTCTGACCGCATCCGCGCTGCGCCTCCAGATCATCGTCGGCACCCAGCGCATCCATGGCGCCGGGCAAAACAAAAAATGGGAGCAGGGCAGCCAGGGCGTGATGATGGTGGACGGCATCAATCCTGAGGACGAGTGGCCGCGCATCTGCCGCGCGCAGATCGGCGACAAACCGTCACCGGACGATCCACAGCTCACATTCGACGGCGATTTTAAACGGCCCGGCTCCAGCGAGGTGGTCGCCGCCTACTCGCCCGACGGCCGCTATTACCTCGCGCGCCCGGAGACCGGCAAACCGCTCGACCGCTACAATGTCACATGGGTTCATCGCCGGCCGGAACGCCTCAAGTTGCGCCGGTTCAGCTACCGTGTGAGTCAGCTCGGGATCCCCGCGATTGATCTCGCGCAGATCGTCGCGCATTGGACGCGCGCCGTGGCCGACGGCGAGGAGATGATCAGTTTCTGCTGCGACCGTCTTGCGCGGCCGAAATCCGCCGCGCAATCGCTCACGCCCGCCATCCTCGACCGCGCCCGGAACATCACGCCGTTCGATTTCGGAACGACCGATCCCGCCGCGCCGCGATTCGCCGGGTTGGACATGGGCGACCGCTGCTGGCTCGCCGTGCGTGAGATGCACCCGGATCACCGCCGCCTGGTGCGCGTGGATAAAATCGCCGCCGCCGATGTGGTGTCCCGCGTGCGCGCGCTGGTGGGCACGCACAAAATCTCCGTGCTGTTCATTGACGAGCGACCACTGGTCAACGAGGCCCGCACCCTGGCGCTGCTGCTCAACGGACTGGACGAGGTCGAGTTCCCGCGCTCCGTGGACTGGTCCAGCCGCGACACCTACGTCACCCTGCCCGGCGGCCTCACCTGGGACGGACGCAATCAGCGTTGGCTCAATCTCTGCGCTGCCGTCGTACGGTTCACTAAATCGAAACTCGGAGCCGGCATCAGCCAGAGCGTCGTGGAGTTCGAGGAGGGGGGGCAACGCAAGGTGGTGCCCTGCGTCGAGTGCAATCGGTTTGAGACCATTGACCGCGCGGTCCGCGAGTTTCTCACCCCCGCGGAAAACGTGATCGAGGTGGTCAACGGCCGCGTGCGCGAGACGCCCGCCATGCGCCTGCCACGCCGGCTGCCCGGCGCCCCCGCCATCCTCGAAACACTCGATGACCATCTGCTCGCCGGCAGCCAGCGCGAGAAGGACGGCGCCGGCGAGTTGGGCGACTACATGGACGGGATCGAGAACCACCTGCTGCTCGCCGACGGTTACAGCGCCCTGGCCGAGATGGTGGGCGGCAGCGCCCGGCGCGCCCGGTTTACCTGGGAGCCGGCCGAGCGCGAGGCCATCCAGCGCCGCACACGAGGCAAGGCATTGTTATGAGTCCAGGCCGGCAACTCACCGCCCCAGATTTTGCCGTAAACGCGTTTGCGGCGCTCTGTCCCCCTCACGACAGCACCCAGGCGTCAAACCGCGCTGCAATGCGCTGCAATGCGCTGCAATGGCTGGTCTCATCCCGGAGCCGAACGATGGAGGTGCCCCGTGCCTGAGCAGACCAGGGCATTCACCTATGAGTTGGTCCGCGCCGAGCGCAGATCGCGGTTCAACCCGCTGCGCGAATTGACGGCGGAGAAACTGGCCGCCTACCTCGATGAGTTCCGCGCCGGGCACCTGGGCAACATGGCCCGCGTCATGGAGGCCATCGAGGAGCGCGACGACACCCTGGCCTGCGTGGTGCCCAAAACCAAAGCGGCCGTTGCGCGGCACGGATTCGAGGTGCTCACGGTGGGCACGGAGTCCGATGAGCAGGCCGCTCTGGCCCGCCGGCAGAAGCAGGTGCTGGAGGCGTTTTACAACAACCTGCGCGCCACCGATGCGTTGGATCAGGACGAGATCGGCGGGTTCAGTTTGCTGGTCCGCCAGATGATGGACGCCAAGGGCAAGCGTTACTCGGTCCACAACATCGTCTGGGAGCCGCAGCCCGGCGGCCGCTACACGGCCACCTTCCACCACGTGCCGCTGTGGTTTTTTGAAAACACCGAGGGCCGGCTGCGATTCATTGACACGCCCTATGGCTATTATGGCCGCGAGATGGAGCCGGGCGCCTGGTTGGTGACCAAGGGCGACGGGCTGTTGATCCCGTGCTGCGTCGCGTGGATGTTCAAACATCTGCCGCTGCGCGATTGGCTGATCTACTGCAGTCGGCACGGCATGCCGGGCATCGAAGGCATCACCGACGCCGCCGAGGGCAGCGACGAATGGAACAATCTGCTCGACGCCGTGGCCGCCGCCGCCAGCGAGTTCGCCTGGGTGCGGAACCGTTCCAGCGAGATCCGGACGGTGGATTTCAGCGCGCAGGGGCAGCTCCCCTACCCGGCGCTGATCGAGCGCATGGACCGGGCAATGATCGCCATCTGGCGCGGGGGCGACCTCGGCACGATGAGCAAGGACGGCCAGGCCGTCGGCTCCAACCCGCAGGAGAGCGAGACATCCCTCATCGAGGAGGACGACGCCGCCTGGATCACCGAGACGCTTAATTTCAAGGTGGATCGGCTCGTGCTGGACTACACGTTCGGCCCCGGCACGCCCGCTCTGGCCTATGTCAAACTGCTGACGGCGCAGAAACAGAACATTGATCTCGACCTGCGCATTGATGAGTTCGCGCTGCGCAACGGACATCCGATCAGCCGAGAGCAGTTTGCCGAGCGATACAACCGCCCAATCCCCGAGCGTCGCGCCCGATTGCTCGGCCCACCAATCAGGCCGCCTCAACTCGACGAGGACCCTGTGCTCGCCCGCCAAAAGGCATTTTTGCAATTCAAGCGCGAGTTCGAGGCGGCCCAAGCCGCGCAGGCTGACCAGGCCGCCCAGGCCGCATCGGCCACCAACGATGCGGGGGATCGTCTGGCGCTAGCACAATCCGTGGCGGAGGACCTGCGCCCAATCCGCGAACGACTGGCGGCGATCCTAAACATCGAGGACGCGGCCATCCAGCGTCAGCGGCTCAAGGCGTTCCTGGACGAATTGCCGGCGCTGGTGCGGGATATTGTTAAAGACCCCGCCACGGCCCGCATCATTGAAAACAACATCCACAACAACATCATTGCCGGCATCAATGCGAGCGATGAGGGTGGGGTGTGGCGCACCATCAACGGGGTTCCTGTTTTCATCAAGGACGGCCAATCCGTCGGGGATGCAATCGCCGAAAAGTTTGGTGGGGATAAGGGGGCAAAATCACAGAAAAAAAACTCGACCTCCGAAGGCGAGTCGAATACAACAAAGGCTGACGATGAGAAAAATTCCGGACCGCGAATTCAGGGTGGCAAACGAGACCGACTGGTCGAATCTGCCCTTCGTGACGTCGGAGGAGGCGGAGAGAGAGTATCGTCGTTCAATGAAAGCGACGCCGAGCGAGACGCCCGTGCAAAGCGGGAAAAATCCGCGCTCTACGATTGGGCCGACGCCAACGGAAAACGGCTAAGCGCCGACAAGCTCCTCAAGACGGACAAGGGCGGCGGGGAACACAAAATTGTCCTGATGCCCGAGAAGGGCTACGTCATCAAGGAGACCCGCGCGGACATTGGCTACGGCTCCGGGCTCGCCGCCAACAATCGCCAGGCCGCCACCGCTGCCGAATACCTGGACCGCATCCAAATGGCCAACGAGGAGTTCGGCTGCGGCATCAAACTCACTGGGGTCATCTCCACCGTCCGTGGACCCGTGATTCAGACGCGCATGCCATACGTCTCCGGCGACGACGCCACTCCCGCTCAGATCGAAGCGGCCATGACCAAAATCGGCTACCGCCGAATCGGTGATGGGGCATACTACAACGATAAAAAAGGGATCCTGAGCTACGACCTCAAGCCGCAGAACGTCCGCACCCGCGACGGCAAAATCTTCGTCCTCGACCCCATCATGCAGCGCGCCACTCCGAGGGACGCGGCTGAACTGGAAAAATTCTGGTTCAAGCTCGCCGACGGCGGCCAGGTCAATCTCCGCGCCGAGAACTCCATTTGGCGGCGCATCCGCACCACACTGTTTCCAACACCATGAAACTCTACGCACTCAATGAAGCCGCCGGCCGCCTGATCGGCTGGGCCGCCAACGAAATCAGCATGGACGGCGAGTGGATGAAGATCACGCCGTGGGGCGAGTTTGACAATCGCGTCGGCCTGCAGAAGGTCGCGCGGGAGGACGGCCAGGCGATGGTCGCCGCGTTCAACTCTCTCAAAAGCCGCGCGGCCCGGTTGTTCCGCGGCCTGCCCATTTTCGTGGGGCATCCCGATTTCGAGCCCGAGAGATATCAGGACAAACGGCGATTCGGCAAAATCACCGATCTGCAGGTGCGGGAGGATGGACTCTATGGACTCGTGTCCCTCAACAGCCTGGGCAAACAGGTGGTCGAGGATGGGCATTACCTTTACGTATCACCGGCGTGGCTTCTGCGACGCGACGGCCGATACGTGCGCCCGACGGAGCTGGTCTCCGTGGGCTTCACAAACACGCCGCAGATCCCAGGTGAACCTTGGGCAAAAAACGAACCCGAACAGAAAGGAACAACCATGCCGCAATGGCTGATTGACCTCCTCGTCAGCGCCGGGCTGATCAAGCCCGATGCCACCGAGGATGAAGTAAAGACGGCCGTCCAGTCGCTGCTGAACAGCAAGGCAGAGATGGAGAACGAGGTGGCGCAGACCTCCGAGCAACAGCAACAGGCCGCGAACGAGGTGAAAACCCTGCGCGCTCAACTCAAAGCCGCGAACGACAAGGCCACCGGCGAACGCAGGGCGCGCATCGAGCGCGAGCTGGAGATCGCCGTGAACACGGGCCGCATCGTCGAGGCCGACCGGGCCGCTTGGAACGCTCGGCTGACGGCGAACTTCGACGCCGGTCTGCAGGAACTGGCTGCGAAGCCGGCTGCGATCAACACGCACAGCCAGGTCAGCGGACTCGGCCAGCGCAAGCAGGAGGCCAACGCCTCCAGCAACAAAATCGCCGCGATCAACGAGGCGGTGCGCAAATACGCCGCCGACCACGGCATCAACCTGGCCACCAACGACGGCTACAACACGGCGTTCCGCGCCGTCCGCCAGGCGCAACCCGCGCTGTTCAACTAACTCAACCGCAAAACGAAACAGAAAACACGACTGATATGAACATCATCGCATTGCTCATCCTGATGGCCGTTCTGGTCGTCATCACCACGCTCACCGTGCTGGCGTCCCGGCGCGGGGAGTTCCAGCGCAGGCTGTACGCCTGCAACATCGCGGAGGGCGTCCACGATTGCGCGGTCTCGCGCGTGGCCGACGCCGCCATCACCAGCCGCCATCTGCTCTACAAAAAGGGTGCGGCGGATAACTCCATCACCGTGGCCGGGGCATCCGACTGGCCACTGGGAACCGTGGACGACGAAATCACCGCGGAGGAAATCTCCGGAGGCGTTCAAGTGGCCGTGCAGTTGCTCGGCAAGGGGCCGACCAAACGCATGGTGGCCAGCGGGGTCATCGGCGCCGGGGTCACCGTCTATGCTGCGGCGAGCGGCAAGGTGGCGGCCACCGGCACGGTGGTCGTCGGCACCAGCCTCACCGCCGCGTCGGCGGATGGGGACGTGATCGAGGTCGCAGACTGCATCCCAGTGATCGCAACGCCGAAACAATGATTCAAACTCAACAATTCATCGAAAGGTTAACCGATATGACTGCACAAAAACTCCGGGGTTTCAGCGAGGCCCCCATCCTGCCCGATCTGGGTCCGAACGCGAACCCGGTCGGCCAACTGTGCGCGGCCAACGAGTCGCGATTCACCAGCACGTTCTACTCGGAGCCGCTCACGGCCTACACGGTCGGCTGGACGGACCCCGAGAATCTGGACGCGCTGCTGGAGGACCTGTTCCCTTCGATCGAGGTGGGACGGCGGTTCGAGTTTAAAAAGGCAGACAACGCCGAGGCGTTCCTGTCCGAGACCGATGACATCCGCGCCATTGGTGCGTCGTTCAAGCGGGTTGAGTTCAAGGGCTCGTCCGTCAACGAGAAGACCCACAACAAGGGTTTGACGATCCGCGTGGATCATGACGACGAGATCGGCGACGGATGGCAGGAGCGTTACGTCCAGCTGCTCATGCAGCGGCTGCTGCGCAACGACCTGCGCCGCGGCATCGCCTTGCTGAGCGCCGCCGCTACCAACACCAGCAAAACCTGGAACTCGACGGCCAACCCGGACGGCGATGTGCGCGCTGCGCTCAGAGCCGGCGCGGATGCCATCGGCGTGCGCGGCAACGTGGTCGCCTACGGTGAGGCGGCGTTCGATCTGCGGCTCGATGTGTATGAGGCGCAGAACACACCCTAGGCAGGACGCGCGGCCAGCATGACTC